GCGACCGAAGAGCATGTGCTGCGTGCCGAGCCTGATGAGCTAAGTGAGGGCGACTTTGTGCAATGGGATTCCAGTGGCGGCACAGCCCGCGGCCGGATTGAGCATGTGATGCGCGAGGGCACGCTGGGCGTTCCTGATACTGAGTTCAGCATTGAGGCCACACCAGAGGATCCGGCTGCATTGATCCGCATATATGCCGAAGGGGAGGATGGCTGGGCTGCAACTGAGACCTTGGTGGGTCATAAGTTTTCAACGCTCAGCAAGATTGCTGAGCTGCGTGCCATGCCCGGCATTGGCCGCCACCAACGGGCTGAGATCACAACCTTTGATGAGGTTGAGGATCGCACCTATGAGTTTCCGTTTAGCTCTGAGTTCCCTGTCGCCCGTTACTTCGGCAACGAGATTCTCAGCCATGAGGCAACGGCTGCCGATCTCAGCCGCTTGAACGATGGCGCACCGCTGCTGTTCAACCACAACCCTGATCGCGTGATCGGGGTGGTCGAGCGTGCATACATCGACAGCAAGCGCCGTCGCGGTTATGCACGTGTGCGGTTTAGCCGCAATCCATTCGCTCAGGAAATCCTGAACGATGTGAAGGATGGCGTTTTGCGAAACGTCTCCTTTGGCTACTCCATCGACAAAATGGAGGAGCGCGGCAGTGGCGACTTTGTTGCTACTGCCTGGTCTCCTTATGAGGTTTCGGTTGTATCGGTGCCGGCTGATCCCGGCGTTGGTATCGGCCGATCCCTTGAGGCCGAGCAAGCTGCCTCGGCAGCACCTACACCTGATCCCATTCCTGTAATGGAAAACTCCACCACCGATCTGGCCGTGGTGCGGGCCGAAGCCGCTGAGGCTGAGCGCTCCCGCATCGCTGGCATTTCTGCACTGTGCGACAAGCACAACATGGCCGACCTTGGCCGCCAGCTGATCGAATCTGGTCGTTCTATCGACGAGGCTCGCGCTGCTGTGCTCGACAAACTCGACATTAAACAGGAGCCTGTGAACATGAGCGCCGCCGAAATCGGCCTGACTGAGAAGGAGAGCCGCAGCTTCTCCTTCCTGCGTGCCATCAACTATCTGGCCAACCCAACCGACCGCGCCGCCCGTGAGGCTGCTGCGTTCGAGATCGAGGCATCTGAGGCTGCAGCTTCCAAGCTTGGTCGCCAGTCCCGCGGTATCACCATCCCTCAGGACGTGCTGCGCCGTGACCTGAACGTCGGTGCTGCTACCGCTGGCGGCAACCTTGTTGCTACCGATCTGGACGCTGGCAGCTTCATCGATCTGCTGCGCAATGCCTCCGCCCTAGACCAGGCTGGCGCCACCGTGCTAACTGGCCTCACCGGCAACGTGGCAATCCCCCGCCAATCCGGCGCTGCTACCGCTTACTGGGTGGCTGAGTCTGGTGCCCCCACCGAGTCTCAGCAGACCGTGGATCAGGTGAGCCTGACTCCCAAGACTGTGGCCGCTTACACCGACTACAGCCGTCGCCTGATGATCCAGTCGTCTATCGACGTGGAGAACATGGTGCGCTCCGATCTGGCCAGCGTGCTTGCTCTCAAGATCGACCTGGCTGGCCTCTATGGCACCGGTTCCAGCGGCGAGCCCCTCGGTCTGAAGCTGACCACCGGCATCGGCACCGAGAACTTCGCTGCTGACGCTCCCACCTTCGCTGAAGTGGTGGCACTGGAGAGCGATGTGGCAACCGCCAACGCTCTGCTGGGTAGCCCTGTCTACCTGATGAACGCTGCAATGCGTGGTTACCTAAAGACCACCAGCAAGGACACCGGCTCCGGCATGTTCATCATGGAAGGCGGCGAAGTGAACGGCTACACCGGCGTTCTCTCCAATCAAGTGGCAGCTGGTGATCTGTGGTTTGGCAACTTTGCCGACCTGATCATCGGTTACTTCTCCGGCCTGGACATCATGGTGGATCCCTACACCAACAGCACCAGTGGCACCGTTCGCGTGGTTGCGATGCAGGATGTGGACATCGCTGTTCGCCATCCTGAATCGTTCAGCCGCGGCAACAACAACCTCTGATCATGTTGATCCGCGTCCTTAGGCAGACGATGCTGAGCGGACGTGTGGCAAACGTCGGGGAAGTCCTAGAGGCTTCCCCCTCTGACGCCAGGCTTCTGATCGGTATTGGCAAAGCTGTTGAAGCTGCTGTCGCACCTGTCAAGATTGAAGAGCCAGTAGAGGCTCCCACCCCTAAATCAGCGCCTAAGCGCAGGAGATCTACCCAATGACCATCCACAACCTCGGATCGAAAACCGATCTGCTGAGCATCCACAACAACGCAGTGGTTTCTGCTACTGGCGCTGGCACCCCCGCCAACGTTGACCTAGTGGACTATGAGGGCGACGTTGCCTTCATCATCGATGCTGCTGCTGCCGGTTCTGGCGTCACCCTGACTGCCAAGATCCAGCACAGCAACACCACCACTGCCGGCGATTTCGCCGACGTGACTGGTGGCGGTTTTACCGCTGCTGCGGCTAACACTGCCTTCCGCGAGAAGATCTACCTGAACAGCAACGATCTGCGTCGCTATGTTCGCGTGCTCTTCACCGTGACTGGTGGCAGCGGCACTGGTGCTGTGTCGGTTCAGGCCCTCGGCTCCAAGAAGTACAGCTGATGGCACTCACGGAAGATCTTGATATCTTCCTGGCAGATTTCGGCGTCAGCTGCACAGCTGGCGCCGTTACTGCACTGGGCATCTTGGATATGCCAAGCCAAGTGCTGGCTGATGGCATGGTGCTGAGCACTGACTACACACTGACGGCTAAGGCGTCCGATTTCGGGAACCTGAGCCGTGGCAGTTCAATCACTGTCGCAACGGTCGCCTACACCGTGCGTGACGTGATGCTGCTAGACGATGGCAAGTTTGTTCAGATCGGGCTTCAGAAGACATGAGCGGTCCTTTCAAGGTCAACACTCGCAGCCAGTGGGCATCGCTGAATCCTGTGCTGATGGCAGGAGAGCCTGGCCTTGAAAGCGACACCAAGAATCTGAAGATTGGCGATGGACGATCCTCATGGGACAAGTTGCCGTATCACGGCTGTCCTGGGTACTGGGGATCCTTCTGGGATGAAACCTCGCAGGTAGCAACCTTGGCCAACACGGCTTATCCCATCAAGCTGCGGCAATCTGATGCGACAAGCCGCGGCGTGAAGATCATCTCAGACGGTCGCATCACAGTCGACCATCCAGGGATTTACAGCATCACCTTCTCAATTCAGTTCAGCAACAGCGACGCCCAGATCCACGACATCAATGTGTGGCTGCGCAAGAACAACGCAGGCAGCCTTGGTGATGTGCCTGCAAGTGACAGCCGTTTTAGCATCATCTCAAGTCATGGCGGCGTTGATGGCAACGTGATCGGAACAGTGAATTTCGTGCTGGGCTTGACCACCAACGACTACATCGAGCTGATCTGGTCAACGACCAACGTTGCCGCGTATATCCACGCAGAGCCAGCTGGCAGCACTCCCACGCACCCCAGCATTCCAGGCATTATCTGCACAGTGGTTCAGGTGGCATCAGCATGACAACCAAGCGCGAATCAATCCTGGCTCAGATCGCTACCACGCTGGCCGGTACCACTGGCGTTAGCACGCGGATCTACCGCAGCAGGGTTGAGCCATTGGCGCGTGGCGAAAGCCCGGCCATCGTGATCGAACCGATCAACGACACGGCCGAGCAAAACACTAGCCTGCCCACCCTGGACTGGAGCCTGACGGTACGGGTCGCTGTGATCGTGCGCGGCAATGTGCCAGATCAGCAGGCTGATGCCACTGTGGAATCGCTGCATAGCAAGATCATGGCCGACCTAACGCTTGGCGGTTATGCGATTGATGTGCAGCCGCGATCCGTCAGCTTTGAGATGGTTGAGGCCGATCAGCCTGCTGGCGTGATTGGCTGCGAATATCTTGTGCGTTATCGCACTTCAGTCACGAATCTGACAACAAGCTGAGCCGGTTACGATGGATTGAAAGATCTCATCCGGCCTTAAGCCATGCCGCTGCTTTCTCGCCGCCAGCTGCTGCTGGCTGAACTGGAAGTTACCTACGGAACTGATCCGACCCCTCTAGTAGGTAGCAACGCGATCCTGGTGCGCAATATCGAGGTGACGCCGCTTGAGGCTGACACCGTTAGCCGTGAACTGATCCGGCCTTATCTCGGCCAATCTGAGCA